AATCCTGAGTTGGAACAATAACCGTTAGCCCTTCTTCAGCAGAAACCCGCACAGGAAAAGCCCTGCCTTCAACGTAAAAAACGCTGCATACATCATCTTCTTTAAGGCTTGTTACAATGGAATGGATTGCGCGCTCATTAGTCTGATACGTCGAAAAATAACCTGCCGCATATGAACCACGATCAGTCCAGCCACCAGGCATTACCATTCCATTGAATTCGCAGTTATTCATTGCGTAATCACCACTGGCAGATGTGGTCGTTATAATCACTCTGGAAGCCAGCTCGCCAGTGCTGCCTGTGGAACGCCGGAAAATAACTGGATACCACTTTCCACCAACTGCATTAGACGGCGCATTAAATGCGTACTGCCGCATTCCTTTTTTCTTATCCACTTCGCCTTTGCTGTAAACATTAATGTTACTCAGGAAGCGATCTTTATCAGGAATATCCGCGCCGTTCTGGTTTTTTTGCAATGATCCAGCGGCTAATTCTACGGTTTGCTCAAGATTTAAATCTTCCGCCGTTAGCTCAATATTTTTAGAACCATCAAACGAGACGCCGTTGATAGTACATGCTGTCTGCAACTTGGTCGCTGTCGCTGCATTACCGGTTGTGTTCTGGTTACCAGCAATGTTTACACCCGGCAGGTTGATATCGGCAGAGCCATCAAACGCCACACCAGCAATTTTCCTTGCTGTCTGCAATTTTGTGGCGGTTGCGGCATTACCAGTAGTGTTCTGATTACCAGTTGTATTCACACCAGGGATTGAATCCTTAGCGGTATATACCTGTGCCCACGCTGACCATGCTGCATCAGTGGTATCTCTTCGGGAGCGAATGAAAACCGGCGCATGTGCACCGCTCGTACCACTCCAGCCAATAAGCAACTCACCCTCGCCAGCAGCACTCGCACCTTTCATGTGCAATACGTTGCCATACGTGGTCGGATAGCTATTGTTGTACGCCTCGTACATTTGAATGCCAGCAGTGCCTTGAGTAGAGCCGCTTAACGCCGTAACTCGGCCACGAGATACCAATGTATTAATGTTGATATCGCCTGAGCCATCAAACTTAACACCATTGATGTTTCTCGCTGTTTGCAACTTCGTAGCTGTTGAAGCATTACCGTTCAAACTACCATTTATGCCACCAGTAACATTTAGTCCATTACCAATAGACACAACACCGCTAGTATTATTAATTGTAATCGGTCGCAAGCCGTTCCATGAACCTAACGTATCTCCTGATGCTGTTAGCATGAAATATGTGCTGCCGCCGTCATTACGGATAAAGAACCCAAAGCTACCGTAAGCAATGCGGAAACCATTTGCATATTTTGAAACGATCTCACCAGAAGATGTCAAACCTCCAGATAATGTACCACCGGTAAGAGGTAATGCACCAACGTCAGATGCAGTTGGTTTGTTTTTCGTGTTATATACTCTTCGCCATCCTGGAGAATAATCTGTGCCATTAAATACATAGATAAACTCCGCATTAGTGAGAGCACCGGAAACACTTGTCGTTGTGGCCGTTGTTATGCGGATCGTATAATTATTTGAACTACTACCGTTATTAAATACTTCTATAACAGCTCCTGCCAATGGAATAACGCCACAACCAGTTTCACTATTTGGTATGGTTGCGCTATTGGCATAGGCCCACGCACATCGAGCAATCCATGCCTTTGTGTTAAAGGCTCCATTATTTTGCAATAACGTCACTAACTGGGCTGTTGTTATTGCTCCGCCATTACTTCCTGTAGTTAACCAACCAGTAGGAGATGCCGGGCAACCTATATTTGCTGGCGACAAGGAAATATTTGCCGAGCCGTCAAACGACACCCCATTGATAGTACGCGCAGTCTGCAACTTCGTAGCAGTAGCCGCATTACCTGTTGTATTCTGATTACCAGTCGTATTAACACCTGGCAAATTAATATTTGCAGTACCATCAAAGCTCACGCCGCCGATAGTTCTTGCCGTCTGTAGTTTTGTAGCAGTTGCGGCATTACCAGTGGTGTTCTGATTACCCGTAGTGTTTACACCTGGAAGATTAATATTGGCAGAACCGTCGAAACCAACTCCACCGATAGTTCTTGTCGTCTGTAATTTCGTTGCTGTACTTGCATTACCATTCAATGAACCAGTTAATCCGCCTGTAACAGACAACGGACCAGAAACTGTTCCTCCGGTTGTTGGCAGTGCTCCAATATCTGATGGCGTAGGTTTCTGATGTGAGCTATACATCGTATAAACAACACCATCGGTAACGCTGGCAGGCTTACTCGCTGAATATGTTGGCGATGTATAAATAGAAACTGACGCATTTGCAGTACAATCCCAGTGGACATTTACACTCGTCGCATAATTGCCAATCTCAACATAAATATCATATGTATCGCCGGATGTATTCACCCATGCAAAATTAGTAAATCCAACCGATGTCCTTCGCCATAACGCACCAGTAAGACCTTTTGGATTTCCATTTCCCGCACGAAGAACAAGTTCAGATATACCAGCCTGCATAGGGGAGTTAACATTATATCCAGCACCACCAATCAATGTGATGTAAACGATGGAACTCGCTTGTGGCATGGTAACCGTAGCCAGTTTGAACCACCCAGCCCCGCCAGAGAAAGACATCGTTACTGAATTTAAAGTACCAATATCTTTCGGCGTTAATGTTATATCCGCAGTCAGTGCTTTTCCGTTAATTTTTCGGTTAGATGGCACCCTGCTATTCGCATTGTCATTGGCTGCTTTAACTGCTTTTGGCGTTGCGGCCAGCGATTCACTGGTGCTATCGACAGCACTGCTAAGTTTCACAACACCTTTAGTTGTAAGGCTTGCGTCTTCCATCGCAACTGCACCGGCAATCTCTTCAGCACGATCAGCAGCAGCTTCCGCACGGGTCGCAGCGGATTCAGCAGCAGTTTTGCTCTGAGATGCAGCCGTCGCACTGCCTGCCGCCTCTGTTGCTTTCGTGGATGCCGTTGAAGCACTGCCCTTCGCTTCTGATGCCTGCTTGGTCGCCTCATCTTTTGAAGCGGATGCTGAGGAGGCTGATGCAGACGCAGAACTTGCAGATTCAGCAGCTGCCGCCTTAGAGGAAGCAGCATTGTCTTCTGAAGTCTTTGCATTTGTTTCAGAGGTTTTTGCTGCCGATGCTGAATTTTTAGCAGCTGTAGCCTGACTCGTCGCCTCTGTCGCTTTTGTGGTAGCTGTTGTCGCTGATGACAATGCGCTATCCGCAGATTTTCCTGCCGCTGTTGCACTTGATGAAGCACTATCCGCACTTGCTGAGGCTGCGCTTGCTGACGCTTCTGCCGCAGATTTCGAACTGTTTGCAGACGATGCACTCTGTTCGGCTGCCGTTTCAGATGCTTTTGCGTTTGCCTCTGACGTTTTTGCTGCCTTAGACGAATTTGCAGCTTCTGTTGCCGATGATGCTGCCGCGTTTGCGCTCGATGAAGCGTTAGTCTCTGATGCTTTGGCTGCATCCTTAGATGCAGAGGCACTGGACGCAGATGTTGCTGCCTCCGATGCTTTGGCCGACGCTACAGATGCTGATTCTGCTGCCGCTTCTTTTGCGGCTTGTGCGTTCGTTTCAGATTTTTTCGCAGCAGTTGCGCTCGCACTTGCAGCACTTTGTGAGGATGCCGCAGCGGATGCACTTTGAGACGCTTGAGAGGCTTTTTCTCCAGCGGTATTGGCGCTTTCTGCTGCTGCGGCAGCACTGGCCGCCGCCTCACGAGCTTTGTCGCCAGCAGCATCAATCGCGTCAGTGTTATTTTTATACCACTCAACGTTTTCGTTGTGCTCGTTGACGATCTGCATTAGCGGCTTAACGGTCACTTCTGTACCGTCTTCACGCTCGATTGTCACCTCATCCAGAGCAGTCAACCAACTGCGCATGGACTTGGAATCAGCCGACATACGCGACATTAGTGCAGTAAAGCGCGCGCTAAACTGTGTTAAGTCGCCTTCATAGGTCGTAATGATTCGGCACGGAACTTCAGACTGAGTTTCGCCGGTATAAGGTTCTGAGAGAACAATGTTCGTATCACTGGTTACGCGCTTGATCTCATACAGCTTATTGTCGGGGCCAATGACGATCATCCCCGGCAACACACCATTAGCTGTTACGTTCCAGGCTGTCCCTGCCCCAACCAGAGTATTGCTGCCCTGTGTAAATGTGATAGTACCTTCCCTGTACCACATGTTGAATATGCTCCTTGATTTGGTGGGCTATCCTTGCCCACCATTAAGTATGTACCTACTTATTTTTACCGATATAAATATTTTTTTCTACATTACAGAAGGCCAATTCTTACTCGTAGGACGTTGTTATCGTCATAAACGTCAATCCGCTGACCATTTATGACCAGTCGCCCATTGCCGCCGCTATTACCGTTGATCTCAAGCGTTCCATTTTTGCCGAATCGCCATCCAGATCTACCGCTAACAAAATTGGTAGATTGCAGATCGCCTACTTTTGCATTGGTGATTGTGCCATCCTTGATATACGCTCCATTCATATAGGCGATACTGTTTTCGATAACAAATGGCGTTGTGATCTTCCCGTTAACAGAGTTGACCAAACCAAACCTGTCCGCCTGAACCAAAAACTGAGATAGCCCAGTGGTGTCAATACCAAGCGCAATACCGGCAACATACTTCTGCCCTCCGCTCGTTGAAGTCTCCATTTTCAACGTCCACGCGGTTGACACTTTTTTGTTGGTATCAGCAATAGCTGTTGCCTGCTGTTGAATTGTCGCGGTATTTCCATCCACCTCTGCTTTCAGAGTATCGATTCGCCCACTCAGAGCATTATCTGCCTGCGTTCTCGCTGTCGTTTCAGTTGTTACCGCCGCGGAAATGTTGGCTGCCGTTTGAGACTCTAAGTTTGTGATTTGAGTCGCCAATGCAGCATCTTGCTCTGTACGCGTTTTCGTTTCGGTTGCTACAGCCGCTTTAATATCCTCTTTGTATTGAGAGGTCAGCTTGGTGATCTGAGACGACAACGCCGAGTCAGCATCAGTTCGAGCCTGCGTTTCAACTGCAACGGCCGCACTAATATCTTTCGCTGTCTGTGCTTTTAAACTTGAAACCTCTTTTGTTAAAGCGGTATCACCATCAGCACGAGCCGTTGTTTCTCTGGCAAGAGATGCCTCGAGATCATTAGCTTTTGCTGTAAGAGACGAAATCTGAGTGGACAATGCACTATCGGCATCAGTCCTTGCCTTTGTCTCTACAGCAACCGCTGCGGCAATATCAGTTCCGGTTTGTGCTCGCAGGCTGTTAATTTCTCGTGAGAGCGCCTGGTCAGCACTTGCTCTGGCCTCCTGCTCCTGAGTGATGGCAGCGGATATATCACCGTCAACCTTTGACTGAAGCTGGTTTATTTGTTTGGCTAACGCAGAGTCCCCGCTTGCTCGGGCCTCCTGCTCACTACGTATTGCAGCAGAAATATCATCATCAACCTTTGCCTGAAGTTGGGTGATCTGGCTTGCCAGAGCCGAATCTTCCGTTGCTCGGGCTTCTTGCTCTTCCTTAATAGCTGCGACGATATCGTTGCTTACTTTCGACTCAAGCTGAGTGATCTGTGTCGTCAGAGCTTCATCGGCAGATGTACGAGCCTCCTGCTCTGTACTAATCGCCGCGCTGATATCTCCTTCAAACTTAGATTGCAGCTGAGTGACACGCTTTGCCAACGCTTCATCGCCATCGGCACGAGCGGTGGACTCTTCCAGAATACTGGCCTTAATGTCTTCGCCAATTTCTACGCGAATTTCCTCAACCTTCGTGGCCATTGCAGACATATCATCAGCAAAGGTTTTCTGTGTTGTTGCGATCTTCGCGTTATTGACCATCTGCTTGTGCTGGTCTTCATCTTGACGAAGAGCCAGGTCAATATTTGTTTTGGCCAAAGCCTCAATGTTCGTAGTCAGTTCTGCACTGGCACGATCGACCTCTGCAACCGTCTTTTTCATTTCTTCAACGGCAGCGGAGCTTTCCTCTACCGTTGACTGCAACACTTCCAGTTGTTTAGCGTTTGCAGCATCACCTTCAACACGAGCCTCGCTTTCCTTAGCAATAAGAGCCGCCGCTTCATCTCTTGCAGCCTTTATTGCCTCGACTGTATTAGCGAGAGCTTTATCGTGTTCAGATACGGTATTTTCGATTTCAACAATTGCAGCATCAGTAGCATCAATTTTTTCAAACGCTTCATTGACCTTGTCGATCGTTGCCGAAACCTCACCTTTAAGCTCGGTTTGTGCGTTCTCCAAAGCATCGCTACGCTCGTTGAATTTTATTTCAAAATCCGCGAGGTTATCGCTGAACTGCTTATCTAATTCAGCTATATCTTCCTTAACGTCGTTTACCGCCCCCTCCAAAGATTCGACGCTCTGGTTGATATGCTCATTTAACTCGTCAACGGCTTCTTGAGAGGCTTTGCTGTTGATGTCCTCAAGCAGAGCCTGACCAAGCTCGGAAGATGTAATTTTGCCAGTCAGGAACGACAGTACATCGCGAGTTGTCGCCTCTGTACCCAAGTTTGAGTTCGGAGGACTTAACATACCTCGCTTGTTCGATGCTCGAACCCAGTAATACCACGTTTCGCTATCCCCAAGACCAGCATGTGTAAAGGTGGTGCTTGCAGACTCTGCGATCAGTTTCGCCGTATCCAGATTATTGGTCTGGGACGCGTAAACATTAATGTGATCAAGGTCTACCGAATCTGGATTAACCCAATTCAGTATCACATTACGATAGTCTCCAACGGCCGTTAATGACGTTGGGGCATCTGGCGGTGTCATTGTGCCCAGCACCTGATAAACGGTACTGATAATCTCTGTTTTTTTACCGTTGAATGAAACCGCATACAGCTGGAAGTCGTAGCGTCCATTCTCCGCAACATTAACGATTTCGTATTGCTCTTCGGTTACACGCGCCGATTGCCAGTTCGATACATTGTTTTCATCAGAACGTCGCCAACTGATCCAATACTCTGGAGATTTCCCTTCCCATGTTGCAGTCAGTTTTACTGACAGGTTGCCAGGGCTTGAGAGATAAGTCCCTTCGGTGATTTGCAAATTAGACGGCTTGGAGTAAGTCGGGTCCAATACCGTCGTATTTTGCGGGATAAGCGTTGCACCATTGTCGATCGCCTCATATTTAGACGGATTGTTCTCAACAGCGGTGATGTCAAAGCTACCCGGCGTTTCCCCCTGCGCGATGTTAACGATGCGAACGCGCATAGGTTCGAGGTCTGGTTCTGTAATAGTCCAGACGCCGTTCAAAACAGGCGTTTCAGCCGAAGACAGGGCTTTTGAAAACGTAACTTTTGTTATATTTTCGCCAGTTTCAAGAACATCGCGTTCAACGATTTTGCCTTCCTGATTCAGTATTCGAATAAAGCAGCCGCCTTTGGCTAACGACACAGGCGCATCGAGTGTGACGCTGTTTTTGGTAAACGCCACAATTCGACCTGAGTTACGTTTGCCTGCGCGATATTTGTTCTGAATCAGAACGGTTTCACCAGGCATCAGAAATGACGCGTCTAAGCCGGCAGTAAATGTAATTACATCCGACTCCATTCTGGCGGTATATAAAAGCCATAAACCAACTCGGTGAGCCTGCCCTCGGCTTGTACAGCCAAATGCTACGACTTCTGTCTTACGCTCACCATAACGGCGCATTGCGTCCTGATCTTCAACGTACTCGATGTTTTGCTTATAACCGTCCTCCTTGTTGTTGTAGGTTACGAGCGCAACGGATGGGCGATCTTTACGCGCAGAACCTTTATAGGTAAACAATCCATCTTTGACGTTAGAGTTGGTAAACATCATTACCGGATCTGATGGGCTATCCTGCATGATGTTAACCATCCCACCAGCCCAAAACACCATGCCGCGGAATGCTCCAGCAATATCCTGAATTAGCCGGTATGCGTCCTGTCGACTGGTGATCTGCGTATTGATTGCAAAGCGTTTCTCTTTGCCACCAAAGCCATCATCGACCTCTTCGTCACAATATCGACCAATCTGGTACAACTGGCCAAGGTCAATCATAGATTCCGACACATACTGACCAAGGCCATATCGAGCATTGGTCAGCAAATCAAAGAGAATCCACGCGGGGTTCGAAGAAGACAACAGCTTAAAAGTACCATCCCATACCCCAGCGTAAGTGTTACTTGACTCGTTATAGTTTGAAGGTACTCGAATTTTTAGGCCACGCACCAGATAAGAGCGAGATGGCATGGTGCTGCCGAATTGCTCAGAGTTTACCTTCAATCCAACCAAAACAGAGTTTGGATAGTTCATCGGTGTATCGACAATTTCCCCGATTGAATCCACCCATGTATCGTTATAGAGATACTGGCTACTGTTATCATCGGTAATACGGACTACACGAACCTTGTATGCGCGTCCAGGCTTAGGCAGCTTCAGCTCGTAGCTACGGTAATAAACGCCGGTCTTCTTTGCTGTTAGCTTAATGCCAACGCTTTTTTCACCTTCCGCGACCACATCTACAAATGTTGAGTCGCCATTTGCTATCTGGAACTTGTACTCAACAGTCGTACCGTTCGTGTCACCAGTTTTTTTATCTATGCTTCGCAAAGAAGGAAACTTCATGATGACACGAACCCGATCAGCTTCATCGTTATCGATTGAAACCGTTACATAATGTGTTTTTTTTAACTGGATATTGACGGATTTAGGCGTTTCAACGAAATCAAAGCCAGACATTGGAGTCTGGTCTTGTGAACCGTCGCGAAAATCCCATGTGATTCCGCTGAAGTTGGAGGAACCGTCTTCATTTACAATCGGCAGATCGTCGATAAAAATAGATCTTGTGCCATTTACTAAGCCGCCAATTACCCCTTCCCCAAGAAGATCGAGGATAGCGGCCATTGCACGAGAATTTACGGTATCGTCGGCTTCAACCGGTGTACGGCTGGAGCTTTTGCTGCTTTTTTTACCACCCGCACCGGCAATAAACAGCGGTAGCTTTTTCTTCTTGAACTGTTCCATGTTCAAAAAATCCTTGTTTACATTAGCTGGTCAATCGTGATTGAAGAACTCACAACCTGTGAGCCAACCAGAATTTCCTCGCCATAGATAAGTTGTACTGGGTTGCCCTGGTTTTCTGTATTTTGAGGGCCGTCGAAATAATAAGAGTTCGAGTTATCTGCCTGTCTCACACTTTCGTTAGTGGCTTGCGGCGATATGATTTGTGATATGCCGCCCATCATCAGTGACAAACCGAGAGGTGCTAAAGCAGGCATCACTACCGCCGATACAACCAACAAAGCGGCCCCTACTACCGTCTGAAACCACCCAAAAGCAGATCCACCGCTTCCTCGCGGAACAGGTGTAATGCGGATTTTGGCAATGTTGTCAGACTGCCCCATCATCTGATATTCACTTTCGTCAACAGACCACTTGTGGCCCTGTTTATTGGTGATCTGGATGTGGTAACGGTCATAGGTTTTGATATTGCGCTTCATCCATGCTTTAAACCCAGGCTTGTTGGCCTCAATTAAATCCAGAGCCTGTTTTGTATTGCGCACCTTTAGATGCCAGTGGCGGCCAAAATGTTTGGCCATAGGGCCGCCAAGCTGCACATGAACTAACTCAGACACGTCTCATCTCCCTTGAGCAAGTCTCTGTGACGCAAGTGATGCGTCGTATGTTTCTGATACATTCCGCCGTAATAAGCACGACAACTAAGACGGTCGATCTGGTGATGAAGAATCATTCCATCGCCGATATAAACCGCGCAGTGATCTGGCATTTTCCCGTATTGAATAAAGAAGACGTCCCCACGTTGAGGCTCTGTTCCAGGTGCAAGCCGTACCAATCCCTCGTTTCGGTAGTTCTGGTCGAGAATGTCGTTATCGCCGGTGTACCACGATGGAATATGCAGGTGTGCGTTCGGGTTAAGCTCGACGTTAAACTCACGCTTCAAATAGTCCCGACACAACATCCAGCAATCGAATACGCCAAATACATACGGTCTACCCAGGTATGGCATTTCGAAACCATCAGGTGTGATCACATTCATCTCGCTAAAATGGAAAGGGGCATCTCCCTCAACATTCTTGCGAATAGCCAGAATCATCCACGGAACTTCCGTCGCTTCACAGCCTGCACGATCGGCATCAGATGCTTCTGCTGATTCATCAGTATGTGAATGCCAGATTGCGATTACGTCACCTGCATCCTCTGCCGCCATAATGTCGTCAACGTGCATTACAAAAGTGTTCTGCGGGTTCTCCGAAACATTTCGCGCTTCCATAAAGCGATATTTGTCGCCATTAGTTCTCACCAGAAAGCCACACGCTTCATTAGGGTAGCGATTTATGGCGCAGAGATAGATTTGCTGCATAACATCAGAGCCAAGCTCAGGGATTGCTTTATTACCCATATCGCGTAGCTCCAATAAACCCGCCAAAATGGATCACTCCGTTGGCAAAATAATTCCGACGCGCATTACAGGCGTCATAACGTTTTGTGCAGTAATCAGCACCAGACATAGACGTCTGCTGGTTATTTTTGTCGAAATATGGACCGGTATAGCCGCATTCTGGCCCTCGGTATTTCCACGGGCAGGTGTTTTTAATGATCTGACGATACGGCAGTTGCACCCCCATCAAATCGAACACACTGGACAATTCAAACTCGACAACCTGATGAGTTTCGAGAGTTTTCTGTTCGATAAACCACATTTCATCCGGGAAATGTTGGTTTGGATCTGCTGTTGGGTTGCCGTCTTTAAAATTAACGGCATCGAGGAAGCGAGCCAGCGTCATCTTGCGAATAATGCGGCAGCCAACAAGATCGTCGTTCGCCTGAACTTCCGCAGAGACGGTTCCGGCAAAGTTCGATACCTGAATTTTTGGACGTGGCAACGTTCCCTGGCCAGTTTTGTCAAAGCCTGATGCTTTGATTGGCCACGGCTCGTATGTCACTCCTTGCCAGACGACCGGTTGCATCAGTTCGTTTGTTCCGGCGTGGAAGAATAACTTCCCCCCTGAAGTTGTGTTCGACATATCCAGTACGAACAACTCAATGAGTGCAGAGGGAGATAAGCTCTGAATATCAGCTTTAATTCCCATTGTTTCATCCTTGAAATAAGTAGGCGCTAACATCCTGTCAGCGCCACAATGATAGTAAATTAGTACTTACTTATCCAGATACTTAAGCCTCAAATACTTGTCTGAATGTAGCAGTTAAGACACAGTACCCCTGATATCGCTTGACCGTATGACTGTCACATACAACTACAATCCGTTTTCCTCTTGGATTAACCCAATAGAACGACTCAACGCCTGCTCGCTCAGTCAGGAAGTCATCGATTGCATTAATTTCGTTGTATGATCTGGTAAAGGTTAACGACCATTCTTCTTTAATACGATTAAGACCTTGAGCCTGTCGCTGCTCGTAGTCATCACCAAAATTAAGTACCGTTACATTCGGTTTTACGCTTTTTTCAGATTCGTAATCTGGATACCAATTAAACGTTTGTCTTTCCATCTCACATCCTTGTGAGACTGCCCCGGTCGGGGCAGTCGATAGTTAGTTACGTTGAGTGTTTGGGTTGAGTGATCCGCCAGGGCGTTTCTCTTGAGCGATAGTCTCAAGCGCGATTGCTTTCATCCGTTGAGCGGCATTGTTCCATATGCTTTCTGTATCGCCGGATTCAGTTGTGCTACCGTCACTATGGACGTTGATCTCAATTGATACAGGAGAAAGAACATTTCCTCCTCCACTCATACCATCGGTACTGAGCGTTACAGGGATTGTTCGACCATCAGGCAATGGAACATACGCCTCATTCATATCGCCTTCCCCAAACAACGCCAATTGAGGTGAGTTGGCGATACCGCCTTTCTGGTATGCCCGGAGCGGGATCACGCCGTCTTTTCCGAATATGCCACCATTTGCAAACTTCGGAATTGCAGGAATACCATTCGTGCCATCGGCAGCAGAACTGGTCAGATTGTTGAACCCGGAAGTTGAGCCAGAAGAACCGGACATCAATCCATCGAATCCACCACCAGCCCATACTGAAACCAAACCAGATGCAACTGTCGCGCCGAAATTCAACCACTTATTACCAGAGCCGGAAGCATTAGCTCCAAGCATTGCAAACGCGGCAGACAGAGCGCCGGTAACAGAGCTGAGGTTCTGCATCGAGAAGATGGAGTCCTTCACTGCTTTTGTCTCAGCATCTTTGGCTTCGGTGCTATTAAATAGCCCTGATACCCAGCTACCAATCGCATTTGTTGCTGTGCCAATTGCGCTGGTGGTCTGCTGTGTCGTTTGCCCCAATCCAGTTACCGAACTGGACGTCTCCTTCGTGGCTTCTCCTACCGACTTGTCGCCATTAACAGTGTTGCTTATGCGCACACCTTGATTGGCAACTGCGGAAGCAACCCCGGTGAGCAAATTACCACTCTGTGAACTACCAGCTGCGGTGGTTCCCATTCCCAACATGTTCATTAGAGGCAGCGTGATCTGCGACTTCACGACCATATTGGTGATATCTTTCAAAATGGACTGAGATAGGCTGGAGAAGCTCATCTTCCCGTTAATAACGAAATCAGTCAGGACATCAGTTAAGCCACTAAACAAATCAGTCCAGGTGCTTTCGATCTGCTCTGCCAGGTTTTCGTATTCCAGTGCCAACTTCTGCGTCGCAGTCCCCGTCTCTTTAATAAGCGCGGTATTGCCAGCAGCAATCAGTTGATTGATTTTCTTTGTATAAAGCGCCACAACTTTAGGATCAGACGCCTTATCACGAAGTTCTATCAACGCTTTGAGATTGCGGTTGTAGGTGTCTTCGAAATCAGCAACTTTATCTTCGCGAGACGGCGTATAGCCAGCACTAATAATGGAATCCGACTCCGGTGCCCAGGTGGAGATCATCTGCTCAACATTGCGGCGATTAAACATCTCGCGATATTCAGGTGTCGCATTTTTGAGGTCTTCAAGACGTTTTTTCGCCCTGTCGATCATCTCTTGAGTGATGAACTCGTTAGGAACCGCATTAGCCAAATCTGTCAGCGATTTCGTTGTATCGCGAAGAGACTGATCAAACGATACCGTAGCCTTAGAGCTTTCACCCATTTGCCCCATAAGCTGATCGGCTTTGTCCAGAGCCTTCTGGTATCCGGCTGCCAGTTTCTGTTGCGCTGCCTGTTCCTTCTTGGCCGCACGCTGCGAGGCGTTAGCTGATCGTTGGGCTGCTTTCTCGGCAGCTGCTGCATCCTGTTCACGAGCTTTAGTCAGTGCAGCAATAGCTGCGGCACGCTCTTCATCGCTCATTTTCTCCAGAGAGCTGGCGCTGGATGCTTTCTGCAAATTAAGCTGCGTCTTGAGTTGTTTAGGCCCAATAATCGGCTTACCTTCGAAGTCCATCATCGGAGTGCCGTCAGGCAAAGTACGTTGATAAGTCGCAGAATCCATCTGGTTTCGCATATATTGCGCCAGCGCCTTCTGAGCAGCTTTATCAGTTGTACCTAACCCAAGAACAGTCCCCTGGTTTGACATTACGCCCTTACCAGTTTTGGCCGCGTTATCTCTCTCGAACTCTGCCTGAGTCAGCTCCTGAGCAACGGCTTCCAAATGCTCCTGATAACCACGAATACTGCCTTGCAGTTTCTGGATCTGCTCGGTATTTCCATCCTTTTTGGCTTTTTCAAGCTGATCATTAAGAGTCGCAATTTGCTTCTCGGTCGCATTCTTACGAGAAGAAAGTGAATCAACCAGTTTTTGCGCAGGCTCCAGATAGCTTTTGTTTACCGTTTCACGTAACGGTGCCAATAGCTTGTTCTTTTCGTCATCTGAAAGTGAACCGTCATCATTGATTTTCTGGATCTTATCCAGAGCCTCCTGCCGGGCTTTCACGAATGTTGCCGCAAAGTCTCTATTCTCTTCCCGTATTTTCTCTATCTGTGATTCTGCCGCATCTTTTGCAAGACGTTTGGCTACAGCAATGTCTCCGCGTTCAATTGCCCCAGTAGTTTTATCGCGTTTCTTACGAAGGTCATTTAGCTCATTTTCTATACGCTTACGTTCATCCTGATTAATCTTTACTGTAGTTCCGGCCATACCCGGCCCATAAACCACCTTTTCGCCAGATTTTAACTCTTGTTCCTTTTGCGTGATTTGTTGCTCAAGACGCGCTTTATACTCCGTCATCTGTGCACGTTTGGCCGCTGTCATCGCTTCTGGTATTTTCCTAATCTCGTCAACGACCTTTGAAGTTTCGCTGCGGAGCATGGTCATGTACGTGATTAGGCCAGCAACAGCTACAGTGGCAACTGTAAATGCTGCCCCTATAGGGTTTGCTGCAATGAACGCCGTTAATCCAGCAAAAGCGCCTTTAAGCCCCGTAATCGCCCCACGGATGGCGAAAATAAGAGAGGGGATCGGAGCCAGCCCCATACGTGCCGCACGATTGAATCGGGTTACTGCTGTAGCGCCGAGGTTAAATGGAGTCTGTATGGCTGTCGCCATCGTGGCAAAGGTGCTAACCATCTGGCTGCCTGCGCCAACTACCCCCATGATCCCTGCTCGCATCAGTTTGAACGCAACCATCGCGGCCACGACCTTACCGAGATTAATTACCAGCTCTTGGTTCTTTGCTAACCATTGAGCAAGCTGACGCAACCCATCGATTGCCGTTGTTAACCCCGAACCTAAAGAATTGGCAAACGAAATCCCTTCGGCGCTATTCATGATTGAAGCCAGTTCTTTCATCCCCTTCGATAGAGAATCCAGATATCCGGCCTGACCAACCCGATCAGCAAATAACGTGAATGACGTCTGAAGTTGCGCCAGCGCACCTGTGTAGGTTTGCATCATGTCTTTCGCTGCGTTCTCATTCTCCGCACGCAGACCAACAAACATCAGAGACAACGCCTGTTTTGCCTCAACCGTACCGCTGGCAACGGCTTTAGTCAGTTCCCCCATAGTGATGCCTGCGGCGTCTGCCATTGCCTGCATCGCGTTAGGAACGGCTTCACCTAATTGCTGACGTAGCTCTTCCATTGACACAACGCCCTTACCGGACATCTGCTGAACGGCCACAGCCGCACGTTTCAACAGCTCACTATCACCACCAAAACGAGCAACGGAGTCCACCAGCGCCTTCAGAGAACCATCGGTTGGATCTAAGCCAGCAGAACGAAACTTCACGAAGGAGTCTGTTAACGCCTGCATCGCGAACGGCGCATTTTGAGCCATGTCTACGATGTACTTCATATCATCAGCGGCAGCCTGGCCCGGGTTGGACTTCTCCTTATTCAACCCTCGAAGCATCACCCGCATACGTTCCATTTCGGCCGCAGCTTCAACAATAGGCTTCTGCCACCCAAACATGATGTCAGTAACCGTTCTGGCTGCATCTCCGATCTCGCCAAGCAGGAAAATGTTGCCACGAAGGCCAGAGAACATACCTCCTTCGTTACTTTTACCGCTATGGCCAGAAGCGCCGCTACGCCGCCCGCTACCACCATCGCCACTTCCAGATGTACGAACGCGTACCGGCTTGCTAATCAGTTGCTGACGTCCGATAACTTCGTCCATCTGCTCACGAACCTTTTTCAGTCCCTCGGCAGCCTGACTCGTTGTGACACCCCAATTACTGAGTCGCTTCGTCGTGGTATTAAGGCGCGTATTCATGCCACTCACGGACGCAGAGGCTTCTTTGACCTCCGTACCAAAGCGGCTTGCGCTTTTGCTTGCATAGGTCGCCCAATCAGAGAAATCATTTAGCTCTGATTGCACTTTACGTAATGACGCGGTGAGTTTATCTACTGAAGAAGTTGTCGTATCGACGCGCTCAATCAGGGCTTTAAGACCAGAATTGAGGCTGGTGATGTTGCCACGCATTTTACGCGTAGCATCTGAAGCAAGCTCAAAACCGGCAGCTACATCCTGTAGTTTATCTGCCGTAGAATCGAGCTTGCTTTCCAGAACGCCAATGATACGGGCGACCGAACCCAAAGAGCGTTCAAAGGTTTGGATTTTTTGAGCAGGCTTTGTTACCTGCTCACCAAATCGAGTAAGCAGTTTCCCCGCACGATCGATTGACGCTGTAAACTGTTTGTCTTCCAGCGACAGGATAAACTCTACGTTTTGTGACATTCCCTTGTCATCCTCTGCCAAATATTTGCATCAGTTGCTCTTTGGCGTCAGGGTCTGCCTTATCCTGGCTTGGATCGTAGACTTTATCTGTTACGACTGGTCTTCCAATCCTGAGTTGCAAACCCTCCATGAACGCCTTCACAGCCTCGCCATCCGCCTGGGACGCACGAGCGACTTGTAAGTTGCGGACATCCTCTTCCGCACGCAGACGGTCTATATTGCGACTGAGCATCCAGAACATCGTGAGAGGAACGTTCAGTAGCTCTAATGGCGACACGGCGTAGTGAGCAACTACACGACTGAAATAGAATCCGAGATCTATTGAGACGGTCCTTGTCCCGGATTCATCGCGGGAAATTACTTTGCCCCTTCGCCAGCCGCTTTTTCGTTTTCTTCATCAATCACTTCCATAGCGAAGGTGAAGATCTGCTGGAGTTGCGGAACAGTCAGTTTTTCAAGAACTTCATCAGGCACTGAAGGGATAACCTTACGAACCAGATCTGCATAAGCTGTCACTTGCTCAACAGGAGACATGTTCATGAGATCTTTGCCTTCCATCTGCTTGATGGAAACGAACAAACCTACCGTCATTTCAACGATGGGATATTCCTGACCGCCAAATTTGATGCTTTTCTTCGGAGGCAGAATGGAATCGAGATCGAGTAATTTGGTCATTGGTTTAAATCCTTTTAAAAGAGAGGCTCATCCTGAGCCTCTGCTTAATTACTGATTAATCTGCGGAGTTAATCGTTACTGACTTAGTTGTCTTCTTAGCGCCGCTATTGCTGGTGAAGGAGATGTTTGCAGTACCCTGCGCCACACCACGTACCAGACCCGTTTGATCTACCGTGGCCTTTTCCTGGTCTTCGGATTCCCAAACACCGGTTTTATCTGCGGCATCATCTGGAGTGATTTCTGCTGTCAGTTGCACAGTCTCCCCTGCTTTTACAGTTGGAGATTCCGGTTTGATCGACACGGTTTTTACCGGTTTAGGGCCGCTCATTCTTCCCAGAACGCCTTCGTCATCAGGGTACGCACTGAACTGAACAGAGAACACACGAACATCATCAGACTGGTAAGTCATGGTGAAGTTACCTGCGGTCGCAGCTTTCGGGATGGTCAGAACGTAGTCGGTAGTGTCCTGCGGAGTCAGAACCAGCTCTTTGGCTACGTCGATCAGGTTGACACCCTGTGCGGAAGTGATGGTCACAGCGTTGTCGTCTTCGTTCAGAGTAGACCCCGGCATCAGATCAACCATATTTTTCAACACAGACTCGGCCAGCGGCGCAGTAATGGTAATGTTACGACCCTGCACCAGCTCGGACATAATTGTCTGGCCGTGCTGGTCGACAGTGACTTTCAGCGTTTCAGTGGCTACTTCAACCTGAACACCACCTTTGGTGTAACCCAAATCCACACCACCAAACGACACCTTACAGGCACCAAGTTTGATGTTTTTTACATGGGTATTAGACATTGATGGAAAACTCCTTTTTCCGTTAATTCTACGCATTCATTGCGCTAATAGTAAGTATATACTTACCTATTAACTTAATTCAATAAATAGCCAGCAAATTCAACAGGAATGCCTGCTTCTATTAATGCTCCATCATTTTTGGGATAAATGATTGGCATCGCAATCGGTCGTACCAGTCGAAAATAAACACCACCAGATTCCGTTTCCTCTACTGGAAACATCTCAATGATTTTATTGGCTTTCTCAACCGTCGTAGTAATTGACGAACCACGCACAATTATTGTGAATGATTCGTGGTAAAAGCCCTGTAGCTCATGATCGATGCTGATACCGGTATTTGGGTTAATAAGCAGGACGCCAGATTTCACATTGGCAGGCAAGTAGTGACAGAAAATGTCAGTCCCGACCGTGCCAATCTTTGCCTTCTGCATCAAACTTGCAAACGCTTCAATAAACACATTAACCTCTCGTAAAACCGGCTTTTCTGGCAGCCTCAAGAATCGCTTCTGAGAACTGCTTCTCGCTAATTTCCACCGCTCTTTCCAGAAAGTGTGGCCCAACACGAGGTTTAACACCGGCAATTGGTGGGTTTGTCACGTTCTTCATTCGAGAAAGATAACCGAGTCGGTATTTACCCAGCTCCATGTACTTAGCATAGTCACCGACTTCTACGCCCGGATGCCCCTGACGTGGTTTTGCTCCAGACACAGAAAGCTCAATGCGCAGCCCTGAATAACCTTCTTTAATCACCCTGGCAAAGATGGCTGTCTCCAGAGATCCGGTTTCCAGCGGGGCCATTGCACGGCTGAGACGCTCAACCAAACGCGCCAGCTTTTCCATGTCCCGAATAAGATATCGCTTAAATGCTTTCTGGCTGTTATTGAGTCTATTCCCCGCACGTTTGAACTGATGCGCATCGTATTTCAGACCCATATATTCGCCCCCACTTCAAGATGCCCAGGTCTTCCTCGTAGCCCCCAGCGGCGATGAACACTGGACACCTTTAATTTTTGACCTTCAAGGATCAGCACATCATCAAGTTGTACAGCCGCTTCTAAAGGGACAACTAACACAGCATCAAACAGCTCCAGACTCGCCTTACCACGACTACCAGAGCTATCAGCACGAACTGACGATTTCTCATTACTCTGTTCGAACTTAACCACGCCGACATTCGTCTTCCTGACGAATTGTAATTGCGCCTCGCCGTAAACGTTCTTTGCGCCAAAGCGGTAGATCGCAATTTCTGTTTGCCACGAAATATTCATGCTCTCTCTCTGTTGTTGTCGGTCGCTCTCATTACTGGCCAAAAACCCTTTCGACCAAAAGTAAATAATGCGACTGGCGTTACGCACGGCGAACAATCATACGGTTGTTGATGTAACTGACCAGCAAGCGCCAGGTACTGCGAGCCACATGAACGTTTGCAGCTTTACCGGTACGGTACATGTTGGTTGTTTCACCGATTGACTCTGACAAAATGCCATCCTCTCGTGCTGCGGCAACATCATTGCCATTTGCGATCTCACACGCTTCGTTGACAACGGCAAGCATCAACGCTTCTTTGAAGTAGTCAGGGAACTCTTCAAACTTCTCCTGCGTCATCTTTTCCCAATCGACTAAATCATGCCGGTACGCTCCATCTGCTCCCCACGGAATGTCATACACATTCAGCATATTTTGAGGGCGATCGTATCGGTCAAAGTCGATACGTAGAATTTTGCGGATTGAGAACGGTAAAGTTTTAATTCGTCTGGTAGCCTCAATGAGACGCTTGCGCATTAAGCCTTCACCATCCGACAGCAAAGTGTCCCCATTCAGCATATCGATCGCCTGCATTTGAGCATCAGCGACAGTTGCAAACGACTGTTCTGGTATCGACAGTTCAAAACTATTCAGCAGAACATACATTTGCCGCTCTTCATGCGTCAGACCCGATGCAACAGCCTTCACAATGACGTACCGCAGATCGCGTTCTTTCTCAGAGAGCTGGTTATATTCAGCCGACACGACAACCGGAATCGACATTTGACCGCTGGTAATTTCTAGCGGCTCGCCATCAACGAGAATAGCCCCGGTGCTGTCCTTTACTGTGTAGGTAGCAGATTCGATATCCAGCACGTTGAAGGCAAATGAAAGGGAAACAGCTTCACCGCTACGATACGAGTCGATCTGCGCCATTACTCACCGCCTTGTGCTTTCAGGATGCCTTCAATCATCTCGACAATTCCTTTCGCTTTGACACCAACCTGATTACCAATCACACGTAGACCGGCAATGCCTTCATTGTCTGCAATTGACTCCAACTCTTCTCGTGTGAAAGTCTGAATCTGTTTGGCCGGTTCATCTGGTGTCCCACGTTTCATTGGCACAATGTCAGGTGCTGCTGGCTCGGTAATCAGGTCTGCGGTCAACTCGCCACGATCACTGTATGCGGCAGACGGAGAAACATTTTTGCCCTCGACTGTTGATGCTCGCATTGAGGCACAAATCCTTTGCTGATCGATAAAAGGCAACTCCGCTACGGACACCCCGTTCTCGAACTGAACGCCGCACAACATTCCCGAATAACCGGAAAATTGCGGTTCTAATAAAACAATTTTTGCTGGTTTCATAACGCATTCTCTCTACATGGGCGGCTTTCGCCGCCCAATATTGATTATTCCTGTGCAGCAGTGACTTCTACGGTCGCTGTCGCTTTGTGGCTACCATCTTGGGTAGTAACCTCGATTGTGGCAGTACCAGCCGCAACGCCAGTTACAACACCGGTTTCGCTATCCACCGTTGCAAACTCGGTATTTTTGGATTCCCAAGTAACGGTTTTATTTGTTGCTCCTGCCGGCTCGACATTTGCGGTCAGCTGAACAGTTTTGTTTGCCTCAACGGTTGTGCTATTTGGGTCGATTTCGACGCCGGTAACAGCCACAACAGGCGCAGTTACTTCCACCGTTGCAGTTCCCTTTTTGCTGCCATCTTGGGAAACGATCTCAATCGTCGCAGTGCCAACTTCTACACCAGTAACGTTCCCGCTCTGGTCTACCGTTGCCTTGTCTTCATTTTTGGAAGACCAAGTAACTGCCTTATTCGTCGCATTTGACGGCTGAACATTCGCTTTCAGACTGACTGATTTCCCTTTCTCAACAGAGGTTGAGTCTGGCGTTACCGTTACGGATTGAACGGCTACCGGATTTACGGTGACTTCCACTGACGCGGAAAGCTGGGTTTCCTGATCAGTTGCAGTAATTTTTACTTTGCCTGGTGCTACGCCAGTTACTAATCCAGTGCCATTAACGGTTGCAATTTGGTCATTTGCTGACTTCCAGGTGAATGAACTGGCACTCTTACCCATACTAATACCTGCACTAAGTTGAACAGTTTTCCCAACCAAAACTGACGGTGAAGCCGGGGTTATGTTTACGGATTGGGAGAGGGGAACCGCCTGCAAACAAGCAGATAGCTGACTTTGTTGCCGCTCGGTTAAAGGTTCATCGGAGATAGAATTGGTAAATCCGGCACGGCACATATGCCCCGTAAAATCCGAAAATGCCTCTTCCGTAATCTTCATCTTTTGTTCTGGCATTTCTCGCTCCTACAAAAAGGGTGGGCGTATAGCCCACCCTTTAACATAGATAATTACTTATCTACTTCACTGATTAAATTTTTACATTGGTCAGTGCAGCGATAGCCTTATCGTGCTTATTCGCCAGAGAGCAGTACCACTTCACACGGGTACGTACTGCGTCTTTGTTCTGTACAGTACCAATGTTTTCAACAACGATACCTGCGTTGTCGCCGCCATACAGACCAGTAACGCCGTTCTCTTCTGACAGATGCAGGCAGTAGATGCTTGCTTTGCCAGAATCGGTCGGGATGAAGTCGTTGATGATGAACGGAACGCCGTTATGACACAGCATCGGACGACCGAAGTTCTCCATCATGATTTCAGACGGACCTACATTTACTGTACGCAGCAGCGCACGGTAAGCACGCAGGTGCTCTGAACGCATCATGATGCAGTCAGCACCAAGATCTTTCACCGCATCGACCAGTTCGTCGAACATAGAGAAAGTCATAGATGCACCGGCGATATCGATCTTCTGATCTGCGTGCATCAGGCGTGGAATGCCGTCAAACGCCTTGTTGTTGGAGCTGGAGTCACCCAAAATCAGGTTGCGACGGAACGCACGAGCCAGACCTTTAACTTTCTGACGAACCTGAATAGCCAACTGGTTGTTGGTGTCGGCCATAGTGGTCGCCAGGAATTTATCAACGTCTACGTCACCAGCCAGAATACGCAGTTTCGCAACGCATTCTTCGAAGGTTGCTGCACCTTCAGGGATGGTGTCGTTAACGTCGATGAAGGTAGCTTCACTCAGCGTTTTTTCACGGTTGTACAGATATGCCTTTGAATTAATTTTCATAAAAGGCAGGATGGCAAACAGGTCATCGCGATCGATGATAGTTTCGATCACACCCTGTTCAAGTTCGTTGTTAGACAGCTTTTCAGCTTCTTCACGCAGTAATGGCATCTATCAATTCCCTTTGATTTAGATGTTACTTAAGTCCAATTTTCCCCAGACCGGAGGCCAACTTATCCATAGTCGACTTGTTCTTCGGTTGGGATATTGTGTAGGTCGATTTGGAATGTGAGCCTACACCCTGCTTGGCTTCGCTACGCATCAATGCGTCAGCTTCCGGATCTGCCCGCACAATGCGTTCAATCGCGGATTCAAACGGCAACGGCTTACCTTCACCGTCAACCAGAACAGCTCGTTCTTTGTGACCTGCCGGTTTGTCATAACCCACTACGCTACCGTCTTCACCCACTTCAAAATGAGAACCGTAGATCACGCGGGCTTTTGCCGGGGTCATCAGAACTTTGTCACGTAGGAAGAGAGAGTTACTGAAGGAAGCGCCCACGGTCATCTCGACTAATTGAGATTTCAGTGATGCGTTTTCACTTTCCAGTGCTGCATAACGTTCGTCACGCTGTGCCAGCTCTGCCTGGTGTGCTTCGATCATCTGTTTTTTAACAGCATCGAACTCACCACGACGCTCCAGTTCAGCTTGCTCCGCCTCACGACGTGCGTTTTCTGCGGCCTGTTCAGCTTCTAAAAGCTGGCGAGCACGAGCCGGATCGATATCACCGTACTGAGCAAGCTGATCGGCCAATGTGCGCTCTTTCTCTTTGCGCTTCATGTTCTCCTTCAGCAGTTCAGCACCAGCTTTCTTGGTTTTACGAAGTTCGGCCAGTAACTCTTCCTGAGTCATGCCAGCGTATTCGTCATCGCCCTTCGGCTGCTCTTTTTGTTCACCCTGTTTGTCAGGATCTTGTGTACTCTGCTCATTATCAGCAGCTACACCGCCAGCGCCTCCACGCTCATGCGCTTCAGCGACATCCATCAGACCACGACGGGCCAAAAGCATTTGCCACAGATTCATAAAAATTCCTTTTGTTACTTATCACTCGTTCTCTTGAGTAGATGAGTCCCCATTCCCTCGGGGTTGATCTTGCCCGCTTTCTTGGGCTGCACCACGATCATAAGTAAGTACCGACTTATTTTCAAGGGTGTTTAGATCATTTTTTGGAGGAAAATTCAAGAGATCTTTATCAAATTCCTTTTTCATCGCCTCAGTAATGTTCGGGAAAATCTTCTCAATAAGCATTTCCATCTGGTGACGACGTACAGAGTCCGGTGCCTGAAGTAATGACAGTTTCTCGGCAACAGAAAATTCATCAGTAAGGCCACGAATATCGAAACTTTCTGGATACGCAATTAAAGAGTGGTCTTCGTCCAGATCTACCCCCATCCATTTCGCAACCAGTAGCATGATTTGGCGTTCAGCCCTTTCCAGACGCTCTGCTTTTGTGACAAGCAAGCTATTTACACGCTGGAAGTCATACATTTTTGCGGCACCAGATGAATTATCGATTCCCTGTGCGTTGTCCTGCTTCGTTCGCTCACCAGCTACACCAACTGAATGGTAGATTTCGTTAATCACCGTCTTAATCGTAGTGATGATCATCTGAGCTTGTTTCGGGTCTGGTGACAGATAAAACGGCTGGTTTCCACCTTCAGAATCGTAGGTGAAGACTCGCTTTGTGCCCATTTCAAGCACTTTAGTGTGGTTTTCATCACCAGGTAAAAGCGACTGTACCGGTATAGCCAACTGGCTAAATGTCTGATCCTGAATAATGGCATCAAGGTTTGACAGATAGTTTGCAACCGCACGATCAAGATAAGCGATATCATCGATCAACGATGGGCTGAAATACGGTGATTCACTTTCTCCAATACAATCAACAGGAAACACAGGAACTACGCCGAGATTATGCTCACCGCTATCCTCTAAAATAACTTTTGCCTGACGGCGACCTGCTCCACCAGCGCCCTTCTTCACTTCCTCACGGAACAGATACCACTCGTTTTGTGTCCACAGACGATAACGTTGGTATTCCTGACCTGTAGAAGTAAAAGGATCTGCGTCATCACGAGCGACTTCCACAATTAACGCCCACAACATATTCCCGTCGTCGTCCCATGCCACATCCAGCATTTGCTGAGGTGAAATCCAGTAGGCGTAGGCGCGAGCATCTTTCTTTTTCTCGTCAGCTACTGACTCAACATCACCACTCATCGTGCTATCGACAACAACCCATATGCGACCGTAAATAGACGACTGCAAATCAATAGCGGCCATAAATGAGTCAATAGAGGCATTCTGGCGAGTCGCACGTTTCCAGAAATTGCGGATCTGCTCTGGTGCCTCTTCGATATTTCTATGAATGTCTTCTTTAAAGAGATATTTGTTGATGAGGTTTACCACCTCACGAGTGTGGTTGAAGCGATAAGCACGTTCAACTCGCTCCTTAAACTCCTGATCTCCCTCTTTAAAGTAACGAAAGATATTGTCTGTAAACCAACCACGCCCGCCAGCGTAAGTGCTGGCGAGGAAGTCCCAATGTTCTTTTTTCTTTTCGTATTCCGGGTGGCGTCGCGCCACCAGATCCTTAATTTGTTTGTCGTTCAATTCCATTTGAATAACCTTAGATAATTACTTACCTATCTAGAACCACCAAGAATAACACGGTTTTTGACTGGATACCTACGATGTACTGGATAGCCCAATGCGTCTGCACTATGCTCAATGCCACCCGTCTTATCCATATCTCGTGTTCCAGGCTTGTAGATGACTTTTTCCAGTGAATCAATCAAATGCTTGCACTTCGGATCGATATACAGCCGGATATCTCCAGATGCGGACATCAGCATTCGGTTAACAGCATTAACACGATCCGCAATTGGCGGGTGCTTTTTCGAATAATCGACACGTAAGAATCCCTTCTCTTTGAATATGTCTACGTCAGACTCCCCACGAGCATGTTGGCGATAAGCACCTGCCGGATCTGGAAATACCGTTACCTGTGATTTCCAGCGCCAGAAGCGTCTCTCAAGCTCATCACAAACTTCTGCCGTGTTAGAGGAAAAGAGCACCAATTCATCAATTGCCCATAGCTCACCATTTGGCTGAGGTTGCAAAATTACTGAAGACATCGGGTCAATGTTGAAGTCCTGCCCTACCCATATAGGCAACCGAGGGTTGAACTGAAGCGGTTTTACATGCACGTTACGATCGAACGGGTAGTAAACGCGCCCGGACATGTTCTCAAAGCTGGCCAGGTACTCCTGAGCGAACGATTTGGGGTCCATATCGTTCTTAGCAGCTTCAATTTCCGCCGTAGGTACAAACGGAGAATCGGCAGTTACAAACTGCCAGCTCTTCCACTGTCCCTTTCTTTGCAGCTCTACGTTCTGGCCTATAGTCCACAGTTTGTGAAATTCCGAGAAGCCTTTTGGCGTACCAATGATCAGTGCACCGCCGCGTGTCGATGAAAGAGTAGGTCGTAACACCTTGTACCAGGTGTCAGCCTTCATATCCTGAAATTCATCAAGCACTACAAAATGCAACGCTACGCCGCGCAGAGTGTCAGGCTTATCAGCACCTTTGAGGGCGATCTCCGAACCGTTCTTCAACACGATTGTCATCGTGGTGTCGTTCTTTTTCCTAACCCACTTACGAGGCAGAACTTCCTGTAGATCGTCCCACAAAATCTGGCGAGCCATCTGGTAAGTAGGAGCGACATACCAGACCCTTTGCTTTTTTTCCTTTGCCGCCGCACGAATAATAGTGGAGATCGACAACCGGGATTTTCCCCAGCGTCGACCAGCACAAACAACTTTAAATCGATGCGGAGACTGGAAGACTTTCATCTGTCCAGAATGCAGTTGCACAAGACTGAGCGAGGACGGGATTGCCATTATTCGTCCTCCCCTTCACTTCCATCATCTGTCGCATCAAATTCGCTTAGAGCTTCTTCTTCCAACGTCTCAAGCAATTCGTCATCGATGATTTCAGGCTCGTCGTCTTCCTGACGTAATTTCGCCACCTGGGAAGGCGTAAGCTCACCAAATACCAGGTTCGGAATTTCTTCCTCGTCATTTTCCGCATGATCCATGCCCAATGCTTTGGACGAAACTTCAAAGCATTTTGCAAGGGTATTACTGGCTCTCTGTAAGCTCTTGAGAGAATCCTCAATCGCCCCTAAAGGCTTACCCTCACGTTTGGCCGTAGTGACTTCGACCATCACCATCTGCCCCAACGCATACGCCCAGCCGTCATAACGTGTACGACGTTCTTCTATCTTTTCCGCACGGGCTTTAGCGCGAAGCTCTGCGTCAGATTTAAGAGACTCACGAACCATCTTCCCAACAGAGTCCGCGCCTTTCTCTAATCCTCGCTTTTTGAAATGTCTGGAGAGTGTTTCACGACGAATGCCGTACTCTTCCTCAAGCTTTGAGAGTGTATATTCGCCTGACGTCCATTTGGCTTCAGCTTCGGCCCACTCCGCTGGTGTCAGGCGAGTTTTTACCTCGTCTTTTTCGACCGTCATAGATCCCTCTAAAACACACAGAGCGCGTCCATGCGCTCTAAAACAACTTGTTTACTGCATCTGCTAACCAACTTGTTTTCTGGGGTGTTTAATTAGGTCTGGCATGTCTTACGAAGCCTGCTTCCGTATATATTTAATAAGTTACTTATTATTTATATATACAGATGCAGGTCTTTAAATAAGCTCCCAGACCGATTACATCACCAGTAACTTCGCTTTGGCTCGACCTAAAGTGGTTAACCCAAGAGTTCGGCGGTGATAGCGATTGTCACTGCGTTGGCGCGTATGCCCTTTCTCCACCAGCCCCTTTTTTATCAGAGCGCGAATTGAGAACTGGATACTTTGCTTGGTTGTCTTGTACGGCAAAACTTCAAGCAATTCGTCCAGGTCAAGTAGATGACCTCGCTCATAACCGAGATTGAGCGTTTTGATGATGTCCTTTTGTTTATCGGTTAACGTCATGGCAAATCCTTATGCCGGTAAAGCAATTTCTAACGGTTTATCCAAAGGTTGTTTGTCGAATGCCAGCAGTGGCAGCGTGTCAGGCAGTCGACGGCCAAAGTCAGGGTTTCGGTACACACCATACAACGGAGACGTAAAGCTCAGGTTGTGAATGTCCTTGAGCAGCTTCACAATGCTGGCCTCGTCCACCAGACTGTCGGCAATGTCCTGAATCGTCGTGCCACGATTCCGCCCAGCTTTTGCCAGGGAACTGTTCTTATGGTAGTCCGCCACCAAATCGCGCAGCGCACGGCGACGACGAGACTCGCTCATAGCGAACAACTCTTTGACGATCGCCTCGTTATCACCCGGGTCGGAGCGGAAATGGCGCTGGAACACACGCAGTGCACTTTCATAGCTCTTCGGTCGCTCAGGGCGGATGAACTTAAACCCTGCTTTCATGGCGAAGGGATTGTATTTGCTCATCGAGGACTGGATCTCAATGATTGGCCGGTCATGCATCCTGCTAACCAGGTTAATCATTCGATAAGAGACGCCTACGCCACGATACTGAGTATCCACAACTGAGCGACTGATCACCGCAAAGTTGTTATTCACGTACCGACCCCAGTACTGGTTAGCCACGGTGGTATTAGTGGTTGGTTTCAACTTAGGAAACATGCGGTGGCGAGGTGCCAACAGTAGTTTCGGGTAAGCCATAACCACGACGCCCACCAGACGGTCATCCAGTTCGCAGCGATAGTATGTTGGCGCGAAAGGTTTGCCGTCTGTTTTGTAGTGAAGCGACTTAAGAGCGTGCCAGTCCTCTACAGTTCCCTTTGTGACAGTCATTCGCTCCAGAAAGTCCAGATGACGCGGAAACTCTTCAGGGCGGTAGCGTTTGATGATGATGTCCGTCATGAATGGACCTCATCATGACTACCATTGTGATATTCCACCTTCACGCGTTCTTTGTAGTGCTTGGTGATCTGCATATCCGGGCGCAGCGCGTTCTTCAGGTCTTCGTGAGTCGTCGCCACCATTACCGTCGCACCAACCTTTCGAGCGGCACGCTGGAGGTTAGATGCCACAACCTGAGCGGTTACACGGTCTAGAACAGCACCGAACTCGTCAGCAGCCCACACTTTAGCGCCTGACTCAATCAGTTTGGCAATCTTGAGACGATATTTCTGACCGTCTGACATTTCAGAAGGCTTGCGAACAAACAGATATGCATCGTTCAGACCAGCCATAGATAACAACCCAAGCGCATCGCTGGTCGTTTTGCCCAACTGATCGATGACGTTAACCTCATTATCGAAGGTAAAATCATCGATGGAGGCTACAGACAGCCCTTCATCCTTCATCTGTCGTTGCAACTCGCGCAGCACAACGGATTTGCCGGAACCGGATTGGCCGGTGATATACACCACATCGCCCTGCTTCACTTCCAGCTCCAGATTGTCGTAAAGCGTCCACTCTTTTTCGTCCAGGCCAAGCCCGAACGACTCAGCGATTTCCAACGTGCGCGTGGTTTTATTTACGCGTGTCTGAAACGATACGTTGATGATGTATTTGCTCATGCAGCCATCTCCCCAGAAGAGATCTTCTCCGCATATGCCACAAATGCGTCTACCCCGCTTTCTCCCGTCATTTCTTCCATGTGGGCAAGCAAATCACCAACAACAATGGCAGAGCCAGCAGGGAGCGTTTTAAAGCCCAATACGTCGACAACACGTACTTCTTCCGCTGCAACTTCACGACTGATCTCGGTGTGTTCATCCTTCTGTCGTTTAGTTTCTTCGCCAAGATCGATAACTAGCGAGTCGGTGTCCATTTCTTCTGTCATACTGCCAACGAGAACATTCAACTCACGCTCTTCAAAGCCGAAAACCTCGATATCGTCCAGAACAAGCGACTCAAGCTCTTTCTGTAGCTTAATTGCATCGTAATCAATGCTGGCAAGTCGGTTATCTTCAAGGCGCTTCGCACGAACCTCGTCATCACTGAGATCATCGCGAACAATAACCGGTACGCGCTCAAGTCCAGCAAAAATTGCAGCCTCACGGCGGCCGTGGCCAGTAATAATTACGTCGTTCTTATCGACCGTAATTGGCTGGTCAAATCCGCGCTTTTTAATGGCTGCGGCCAGATCTCGGATCTGCTGTTCATCATGCTTTTTGGCATTCATCTCATAGGGAATAAGATCTGCCGGGTCGCGATATACGATTTCAAACTTTTTGGTCATTACATACGCTCCTTGTAGTAGTCGACCAGCCACACCAGAGCCTCACCAGCGTTCTCCATTTCATTACCGGTGTTAATAGCCTGCTCTTTGATGATGTTTTTTATGGTTTCTGCAACACGATCTGACGCATCGAAAGTTACTTTGAAGCGCATGGTCTGATGTTCCGCACCCACACGTTCGGTTTTCTCTCGTTTGTCGGTATCGACAGGCTCATCACTACCACGAGACAACGCCTCCAGTGCTTCAAGGTCGATTGCCGCCTCTTTTGCTAAAACCATCGAGATTTCGTCGTCATACGGGGCGATTTCAGACAGTTGATAGTCAAGTTCTGACTGAATTTCTTCAATGAAGCGTTGCAATGCGATTTGGTCGTCTTCACCGTATCGCTCGTTGTCCACCAGTGACATCTGTTTAGCTACGACATCGCTAATTTTGCCCACAGAAAGCACCGGAACCGTTGAAATTCCTTGCTCAATAGCGGCACGCCAGCGATGTTCGCCGCCGAGGATTTCAAAAAATCCATCTTCAAGTTCACGAGCCAAAATTGGCTTAAAAAAGCCCAATTTTTCGATAGAACCTTTCAGTTTTTCAAAATTCTGCGCACCAACCGAATTGGTGTTCCAGGTATTCGGGCGAAGGTTGGCAACATCAACCTGCAAAATCGTGATTTTTACATCCATTTTATTGCTACAATCCACTAAGTAATCACTTACTTATTATAATAGCCAAATAACATACAAAAGGCACTAAGGAAAGAGGTTTATGACTGTTCGGATTGTATCTAACGCAGTAAATGCGCTTATTTCTGGCGCAGATGACAAGGTAAAGCAACTGGTGCAGCAAATGTTGAGCTACGAAGTCGAGACTGGCGACTGGAAGGGCACAAGCACGATGTTCAACTGGAGTAAAAACTCGTTCCCTGCTGGCTTTGCCAAGCCTGTAGCGGCGAACTTGAACAAGGCGGGCATCAGATGTGTTCATATCCGCAAAGACAAAGCCCCGGCGCTTGGTAAACCAAATCCGGCGGTTAACCCATTCCCATACAATCCTGATTATGCGTATCAGGATCAGACTGTGGAAACACTAGTTCGAGAGGGAATGATGATTGCGCAAATCGCTACTGGTGGCGGGAAATCTAACGTTGCCTGTAAAGCAGCTGCACGTATCGGTCGAATGACATTATTTTTAACAACCCGCTCTGTTCTGATGTTTCAAATGGCCGAAAACTTCCAGAGATCCATCGACTACCGCGCCAAAAATGGCGAACCGTGGTTAAAAGACCAAAAGGTTGGAGTCATTGGCTCGGGTGAGTTCCAGGTATCACGACATATCAACGTCGCTACAGTTCAAACTCTGGCAAGTTTCCTTGAAGAACCACCACGCGATGCAACTCCAGATAAGAAGAGCTACCACCTCAAACGTCGGGACTTGGTGAAACGCTTCCTTTCAAGTGTGTCTCTGCTTATTCTGGAAGAGGCGCATGAGTCTTCAGGTTCTAATTTCTATGACATTGCCAGATTATGTGTGAACGCAGACTATCGTCTGGCGCTTACGGCCACGCCGTTCATGAAGGATTCGACGGAAGCCAACATGCGTCTGATGGCGGTGGCCGGGCGAATTGAAATTAAAGTCACAGAAAAGTACCTGATTGATCGAGGCATTCTGGCAAAGCCGTACTTCCTTTATCATAAAGTTGCCTACAAGCCAGACGAGGCCAGAATCAAGGCCGAACTTGCCAACAAACACCTCAATTTTAGAGTTGGTATGAGCACCGCCTACCAAAAGGCTTATCAGTTGGGGATCGTGTATAATTTGGGACGTAACGAGGCCATAGTGCGCGAGGCATTGCTCTATAAGCAACATTCTCTCAATTGTATGACTCTAGTTCGTCTTAAACGCCACGGGCAAATCCTGATGGAGATGATGAAGGAGTCAGGCCTTAGAGTTGACTTTATCTATGGGGAATCGAACCAGGCGACAAGACAAGCAAAGCTGAACAGTTTAGCGTCTGGCGAAATAGATGTTTTAATAGGCTCGACTATTCTGGATGTCGGTGTTGATGTGCCAAGCGTTGGTGCGGTCATTCTTGCTGGTGGTGGGAAAGCAGAAGTTGAAATGAGACAACGTGTCGGTCGTGGCTTACGAGCCAAGAAGAATCAGGCAAACGTGTGTTTTATCACTGATTTCATTGACATTAGCAACAAATACCTGTTGTCTCACTCTTATGAGCGAAAACACATCATCGACACCACACCTGGCTTTGCGGAAGGTGTATTGCCTATTGATGGCGCATTCGATTTTGGAGTTCTGAAACGAGATTAGTTATGAGCGAAAAGAAAACAACTTATTGCCAAGTGGCATTGTCTGATAAGGCCAATGAAAAACTTGGAAAATTCCAAATAAAACTCAAAGAGAAAAAAATCAAGATGTCTAAGGCTGAAGTTATCAATGCCATTCTGGAGACGATGACTATGGCTGAATTTGACAAAGTCACATCTGCCGTTGGGGTTTCCGCTAAGACGCGTGAGAAAATCATGCGCATCTATGAAAACTCCAATATGACAAAAAAAGATTTAGAGGAAATACTGAGCAGGTTGCCGTA